CTGTTGTCCTTTTTTATCATCTTTACATAAAGAAAGTTTATTGGTTGGGTCAAGTTCTTTATAGAGCTTGTTATTATTTAGATTACCTATATCTTTTTTAACTGACATGGTCTTAATGAGGGTGATGCAAAAGCACCACCCCCATTTTAACGATTAGGATATTTCAGTATGTATTTCTACACCATGAAGATCAACTAATTCACTTGCTGCCCAATAACCATTAGCAACCAAATTAGTAGAAGCACCAAGTTCATTTCTTTCAGTAGCAAGTTGGATAAAATTACCACCACCAAAATCAATGAAACCTGCACCTAAAGCAGTTTTTGAATAGATAGCACCTTTCTTCCTTCCTGTTGCTCCATCAATAACTTGTGGGGAAGTGAAAAAAGATATTCCTGCTATACTTGTAACAAAACCGGCATTATAGAACTGTTCACCAACTGATATAGCACCACCATGTGCAAATGCTCCAACACTTGAAGAAGTTGCTGTTAATGCTAATTCATTTGATAGTCCAAATGAACCATACATTTGCTGTGGGTGAAGAACTGCACTATAAGGTCTTGCAGCATCATTAGTTTCAAGTGAAGCAACTGCATCCATTATATCAAGGAATCTCAAAGAATCATCAGAACCTTTTGATGTAGCGAATCCATCATATAAAGCACATATATTTGCATCAAATTCTGCTGCTACTGCATTACCAAGAACTTGCCCTGCGTTAATCATTAAAGCATCAGAGTTACCATAGGCTGCAAGGTCTGTTACTCTTGCATTAATATGGTTTCTTAATACTTCAACATTAGTTGCAGCAGTTGTAATACTTGTTGCTGCTACTTCCGTATCTTCATCACCAGTTGCTTCATTTTCAACAGCACTAACTGCTAATTTAGCATAGACAGGAAATTGAACTGTGTTAGAACCTCTAACTGCTGCTGCCATTGAAATAGTCTGGGGGGTTACTGCTGCTTTGTTAAATTGTACTATTGCTGCTGCAATGGTTTTTCCTAAACCACCGGCTGCAATACCGACATCTGTATTTGCCATTATTATGTCCTCTTTTACCCTCTATCAACTATGACAAGGTCATCTTCAAGTAGGGTTATTAATTATTTTATATAATTCGCAGTAGAACCTGCAATGGCTTTTTCTGCACCCTTTGGGTCTTTTATGGCAAATTCCTGCCACGAATCGTATCCACCCATTTCACCCTTAACAGTTGTTCCTGCCCTGGATGAATCGGTTTTACCAGCATTTGCACTTGTCTGATTCTGCTCTATATATTGAGCCAACACAGAATTGCTCATGCCCTCTGTAAATACACGCTGTTCTTCAGGAACCTTATCAATCATTCTTTCACGATCTTCCTGTTCCCTTTTTTTAAATACCTCATTTTGTTCAATCAGCTTTTTGTTCATAGCATCAGTTTCATTGTATAAAGTTTCAAATTCAGAGTTCTTTTTTAAAGCGTCTTGTCTGGCATCCTCCTGTGCAACCTTCACCTTTGCAAGTTCAGCTTTTAAACCCTCGTTTTCTGACTTGAGCTGATTCTTCTGACCATTCACTTCCTGAAATCTGTCATAAGGCACATCATTTTTAACATCAGCTTGTGTGCTGGGATTTGGTACGCTGTTTTCTTCAGCTTGTGGTGTATTTTTTACTTCTTCTGCCATTTTAATACCTCTTTAGTGAGTTAATGTTATACTTTAATTTAATAATTAAATGTTAAATGTTCCACCTTTTATTTTACTCCATTTCTTTATTGCATATTTATCTGCCTCTGCCATAATCCATTTTCCAACAGGCTTGGGCAGGGGTCTTGTACTTGTAGATATAGGTCTGCCACTTTTTGCTAATGATTTAACCTTGCCCATATCAGTTACAAAGCCATATCCCATACCATCACTTAATAGCCCTGTATTCCCAGCCTTGAAATCTCTTAATAAATCCCCCGAAGCTACTGGTGCAAAACTGCCACCAAATTTTCTATGCTGTCTTTTTAATAACCTTGCTTTTTTATTTGTTCCATAAGGCTCACTATATGATTTTGGATACTGACCACCCATAACATTTCTGGCTTTTGCACCACTTCCAGCCGGATCAAATATATATTTCCTGTACTGCATAGGCAGTTCTTTTACAAGTATGCTGAAGAATCCTTTATCAAGCATCTATATATTTCTTCGGATTATAGCCCTGATCTTCAGGACTGCTACTCCTCTGCTCCCAATTATGTCTGCAATTCCATATAGCATTATTAAAATCACCACCTGTAATATGTCTAAATTCTTTTAATATCTGTATTCGTGTAACAGCCCCTAACTGTATTCTCTCTACACATTCCTCTCTTGTCTTTGAATCGTATGGACCAATGTAAATAAATTTTGTATTATCAGGTAATTTTTCGGATAATAAATTTGTTACTGCACTACTATATTGCCCAAAGGCAGTAACAACCTGTGTTTCAAGTGTTCCAGTAATCTCACCTATCGATTCAAGTACCTCTGATGGGGTTAATCCTGATGACATTCCCCTTACTGTTTCTTGTAATATATTATCAGCCATTTTATCTATAAATTCATTAGCTAATAATCTTTTACTATTATCCCTTAATGCCATCAATGATGCTTCTGTTAATCTTGCAGTTGAGTGCATATTTTCAAGCATTGAAACAATACCCTGGTCATACAGGGCAAATGCACCAGCCATTTTTGATTCCATAGCATATCTCAGGTTAATACCGGACAATATTTCTAATGCTTCTTCCCCTGTTTTATCTTGAACTAACTCCATTAAGGAAGTTACAATCTCCTCAACTGCCTTATTGGATTTCTCGGCAATTATCTGTGCTATTCTATCGAGTTCTTGTGATATATCTGCCATCTACACAGGAGTTGTTAATGCTGCCAATAGTGGTGATGCTTCTGTTGGTTCTTCTTCAATCCCTGTCCTTTCAGCAAGGAAGTCCAAAGCATCTTGTCTTTCAGGGTACTTATCAGGGTCTTGTTGCATTAGAACATCAGCCTTATCAATTAAGCCATTAGCAAGTTCCCAATCCCATTTTGCCCTTTGTTCCTCTGCTGACATTATCTCAGTAGATTCCTCATAGTCAACACCAAGTAAGAACCCTGCATCTCTACCCTGTTCTACTGCTATTATTCTTTCCTCCACTCCAAATACATCCTCCTCAATCTTCTTCCATCTCTCCACATCACTACGCCTTGAATCCATTAACTCCTGATTGCGTAATCGTAATGCCACACCTGATTCAGCTGTGCTACCTTCAACAAAGGATACAGATAGGTGATAATTCTGTGCTAACATCTTATAGCTTTCCTTGATTGAATCAGTTAAAGCTGGTACGCTGTTGGGTGGCGATACCATATTGAGTGATCCATCATGTCCTAAGAATGACCACTTATCCTGACCAATGTCCAGCTTCTCTTTCTCTATATTGCTTCCTGTAATAAATCCAAAGCCGAATGACTGAAACATTATATTAGCATTTTTGTTAAATTCTGCCACATTAGTTGCCTCATTAGTTGCAATTAAATCAGGTGAAGCATCTGTATCGAAGTAACTACTCTCAGGCTTTCCATCTCTGTAACAATTTACAAAGGGAAGCATCTGGTAAAAGTTTACCATTTCAGGATTGTCCTCTCGTATTATCTTCTTACCTGTTCCTTTCTCGTAAATAAAGTGGTTATCAATATCCCAATATGCCCAAAGTTCAGGAGTAGTATCCATAACAGTACTGCGAACAGATAAAGGATAAGTAATAGCAGATGGATTAAGTGGATCATCATCATAAAATAGTGGCTCCCAATCTCTGATTATGTCGTATTCAATTCTTTCATTACGCCATGTAGGTTTTAGCAATATACATTCAAGCAGATTACATAACTTCTCTGCTCTTTGCATCTTAAAATTCTTCTGATAAAAGTAATCAGGTGTGCTTTCATTAGAATACTCCCTGATTGGTGCTTTCATATATACCAGGCTGATACGATCTATGACACGCTTGGTTATATTTATAATTGAACA